TGACGGCGGAGTATTCAAGCTCCCCAAAGGCTTCCGATGTCAGCGTTACTCCGTTAAGCAGGCCGTTGAAGATATTGCGCAGTGCGGTTCCGGCGCGGGAGCCCTTCACGGCGTTGTTCGCCATCAGACCCACCATTACCGCCACGTCCTCTATGCTGTACCCCAGCGCCCCCGCCACGGAGGAGGAGTTCTTGAAGGTCTCTCCCATAATGGAGATATTGGTATTGGCGTTTGCCGCTGCCGCCGCCAGAACATCCGCGAAGTGTGGGGTATCCGCCGCCGTCAGGTTAAACGCGGAAAGGTTGTCTGTCACAATGTCGGAGACTTGCGCCAAATCCTCACCGGCTGCTGCCGCCAGTGTAGTCATGCCGCTCATGCCCGCCAGCATTTCCGAGGCGTCCCAGCCCGCCATAGCCATATATTCCATGCCCTTCGCGCTCTCCTGGGCGGTGTATATGGTCGTGGCCCCCAGTCGTTTTGCCTCGGCGGTCAGCGCGTTCATTTCGGAGCTTGTGGAATCTGATATAGCTTCCACGGCAGACATGGCCTGCTCGAAGTCCCCCGCCGTAGTGACGCACTCTCTGTACGCCTCTGTGATTCTCTTCACGCCCTCGGCTATCCCAGCAGCGGAAACAGCCCCGGCTACGGCCTCCATAGCCTCCACGCCTTTGGACTTGAAATCCGCCGCTCCCTCGGCTGCTTTTTTCTGTTCGGCTGTAAGCTCCTGGATTCTGGCCGTCAGTTCGGCATCCTTTCCGGCCAGCTCGTCGGTAGATATGCCCGCCGCGTCAAGCCGGTTTTTCGTGTTGTCCAGTGTGGACTGCTGTTTTTCCAGCGCCGCCTCGGTGTTGTTGATACGCTGCTCCAGCTTTAGCTTTTCGCGTTCCAGCGCGGTCGTGGAGCCGGTCGTCTCGGATATTTGTTTTTTGACCAGTTCATATTGACGGCGCAGATTGTCCAGCTTCGCAGCCGTATTCTGTACCGCTGTCGTCTGCTTCTGGTAAGAGGTAACGTCCCGCTGTATGGACTGGAGCTTTTTTATTTCATCCCCCAGACGCATAAACTCCCGCTGTGCCTTTGTGAACGTGCTGGAAAATCCGCCGTTCAGCATAGCGTTTAACACAAAATCGAAGGAATATTGCCGTCCCGCCATAATCTGCACCTACTTCTCGTTTAGCTCGTTGGTTGCCTGTATCCATCCGCCTAACTGCCAGAGCGGTTCATCCAGCCATTCCAGCGGTGAACCGTGATTGTTCCTCGCCAGGAGGATGCACTGTTTTTGGAGCCACAGTCTTTCCACTGTCACTCCGTAAAAAGCAAAAAACTCCGCGCTTCTCTTGTGATAGCCTGAAAATCTCCCATAGACATCTCCTGGAGCGCCTGCTCGTTGATAACGCGGCGTCCCTTCTTGTCCCTCTCGGTGCAGGCCCGAGCGGCCATGCCCGCCAGGAATGCTCCCGTAAACGCGGGGGATACCAGCGTGCGGCCTTTCATCAAAATTTCACTTTCGATTGCCAGGTGGTCCCGGCCTGTAAGTGCTGTCCAGTCAAAGGTCAGGCTGTCAAACTCGCGCTCCTTCCATTTGAAGGGCTTCTTGAAGTGGTGGGTATAGCTGCCGCTTACCTGCTTTCGTTTCGCCTCCTCCGCCACTCTTTCTGCTTCCTCCGCGTCCTCTTCCACACCTTCCAAATCCAGCGCTTCTTCCTCCATATCCTCCTGGGACCTCGTTTTTTCGTTATCCATAAAAAGCTCCTTTCTGTTTGCAGGGAAAAGGCGGACACGCGTCCGCCTTTTCCATAGTTTGTTACATCATGCCAAGGGCCTTGCGCACATTAGCCGCGTTGTCCACGCCGTTGATTTCGTGGATTTGGTTGAATTGGTCTATGTCAATGACCTTTTCGCCCTCCTTATACACCGTGTACTTGCACATACTGTAGGCCCCGGAGGCGTCGGCGGCGCTTGCCGTCTGGATAGTTCCCAGGTTGATTTCCGTGGGGCGGATGGACATTTCAAAGCGTATCTGCTCCAGCTCCTCCGTCCGCGTCACACCGTCGAAATACTGGTCCGCCAAGCAGAGGGATATATCGTGCCACTCGTTTGTGCCGAGCTGCACAACAGCGTCCGCCACACTGGAAAAGTCGATGTTGACACTCATAGGCTCAATCATGCTTGCCAGAGGGATGTTCACGTCGCCCATAAGCGCCGCGCCCGTGGTCGTGACCGTTTTGTACTTGATGGGCGACATAGTTACCTTGGCAACGCCGATAAGCGGCCCGCCATGCTCATACACCACATAGTCAATATGACCGTTCGGATAAATCATGTCGTGTTCCTCCTTATTCCGTCAGGGCAGCTTCCATATAGGAAACGTCATATTCCAGGATGAAGTCAATCTCCTGCGCGGGAACAGGCGGCGCGTTATAAACGTGCAGCGTAATAATCCCGTCCATTAGGGAGGTAAGCGGGTTTTCCGAGGACAGCAGCTCCGCCCGCGCCCCGTACAGGTATCCGCTTCCGCTAAGCCCTCCCAGCCAGATATTGCATGACTGCAAAATGCTGTCCCGCAGCGGAGTTGTCATAGGCTTGTCCTGCTTGGGCCAGAAAGTGCGGGTAAGGGTGTTGCCGATAAAATCAAACATACGGGACACAGGGATAAACTGGTCCTTTACGTCCGTATTGGCCGGATAGCAGGCCGTGTAATTTCCCTTCGCCACCCAGCCGGAATCCAGGAAGTTTACCGCCGTAACGGCACCCCAGCTCCCCGCGATAAGTTTCGCCTGGTCCCATATCAGATTGACCTCTGTGCCGTCTGCCAGTACGCAGGCATCCATCTTGAGGTTTTTGTTGGACGGGGATTCATAGGGTACGCCCCTGTTTCCGGCGTCCACCGTAGCCATCAGACCCGCAAGCTGGGTAGACAGGTGGAAGCGGCGGTTTCCGAGCTTCACCATAGGCCAGCACAGGATTTCGTTCTCGTCCACAAGATTGTTTGTATTCTTGTAGCCGGAGAGCTGGGAGTATTCGGTCACGCCCTCTGCACTGCTGTCAACGTCTATAAGAGCCTTGCCCTTAAACAGTCCGTTGATAGCTCCCGCCTTGGTCGCCATAAGAGCGGCAAGGCTGGGCACATGGGACCATCCGGGAGCGCATATGAGGTCAGGAACCACGCCCACCGCCGTCATGCAGGCGTCCACCTGAGCCACGCCCTCCGCCACATCGGCCTCCGTTATGGCTTTCGGGTCAGCGGATGTATACGCGATATTCACCGTCGCGGCATTGTAGGCGCTTCCGTCCTCCAGCAGTTCCACAATGCAGACCTGGGTGCCCTCGCCGTTCTGGCCGTAGAACACGCTGTAGTCCGTACCTGCCTTCAGTTCCCGCGCCGTGCTTGTTCCCTCCACGTTCTCCGTCACCGTGACCTTAACGCTTCCGGCAACAGCTTCATCCGGCAGCATGATTTTGTGGTTTTCAACTTTTAAGTCCTTTGCTCCTGCGTCCTGCTTCATTGTGCCGGGATTCAGGATGTTGTAAAAAATAACCGGCTGTGCTCCAAACAGCCGGAAGTGAGAGTACATAAACTCACACAGGGTATATTTGTCCCAGTCGTCGGAATATCCCAGCTTCTCCACGGCCTCGTCCCAGCTTGTAGCCAGCACAGGCAAATTGGCCTTTGCGGGCTTTGCCGCCGCCTGCACCGGCGCGGTTCCCACAACAAAGGGGATACCCACCGTCGCAACCTTCGGCACAGCGACGGATGTTGCTTTCTCGTAAATATGTACACCGAGATTCGCCATCCTTACTTACCGTCCTTTCCCGCCAGCTCCCTGTAGTTGGCGTACAGTGTGTTACCAGGCGTCTTGACCTTTACGCGTGCCGAGGGCAGCGCGTCGCCGGAAACGATAAGCGTTTTCACAAGCGGCTCCGCCGCGATAGCGTCCGCCGCCCTGGCAAACGCCTCCTCCCGCGTCCCCCGGTAAACGGTCCCGGTCTGAATCAGCTTTTTCAGATTGGGGCCGATGTAGCAGTAAAAGCCGCTCCTGTTTTCTGCCGCCCCCTGCTTGATGGGTTCGGCGCTTACGGTTTTTCTCGCCATGTCAAACCATTCCTTTCTTGTCTCATGCTTTTGTATAACGCGAAGCCGCCGGGTCTGTCGGCGGCAATCCTTGTGTGATTCTCTCCGCGTCCCGCCGCTTTACAGCCGGAAGCTTCCAGGTCGTTACCATTTCTCCCAGGTAGTAGGGCGCTGTTCCGCGTTCTCCCGTTTCCGGGTACACCATCTGGCTTAACCCTTCGTCCAGGTCAAGCTCAAATATCTGGTTCAAGATAGGAGCTTCCAGCAGAGCCACACGCATTTTCTCCATCAGATTCAAAAGCGCCATCCCGCCCTCCTGCTCGTCCGGGTGGTAGACGCAGAACACGGAACGAATAACGCCGGCGCTTTTCAGCTTCCGGCGTATCTGCATTCCAGTTTCCTTGTTGGTGTTAGTTATCTCGTCCAGGCTCGTTACCGCCTGGTGGAGAATGAACGGAGCCTTTTTCTGGTATGACGTCATATCCGGCAGGCGTGCCAAATACACGGACGCCGGGCGCGGGTCGCATTCCCTCTCGTCCCGGCTCTGCTGCTTCACCGGCAGAAGAAGGTCTTTGACTGTCTGCTCTGTAAATGCTTTCAGCTCGTGCAGCAGTCCCACCTTTGTTTCGTCTCGTACCTTTGTCATTCTCTACCTCCAACCGGCCAAAATGCGGTAAACTTCTTTGTCCAGCTCCGTTTCAAAGGCTTCCTGTGCATCATCCGCCAGCCGCTCGGATACGAACTCGTGGCCCACCATTTGCGGTACACTCAGGCCCATGATTTGCTGTATCGCGTCGCTGCCCTTATCGTTGCTGCCGCCGGTACGCTCAAAGATACCCACATGGCCGTTTGACATCCGCGCCACAAAGGCGTCCATAAACTGCTTTGGGCCGGTAGATTTCAGGACGTGCCCTTTCGCCGGGACTCCCTGGAGCTGCATGGTCCACCTGCCTTCAACCATAACAGGCACATATCCCGCTCCCCGGTCTTTCAACGGAACCTTGGGCCAGGCTCCCGCATACTTAAACAACGGGATTTTGCTTCCTCTGAACGTAATAACGGCTTGTGGATATTGATACCGGGCGCTTATATGGCCTTTGCTT